TGGTGCAGGTGCATGTAACACTCCCCCATTCGTAATTGGACCTTCAGTCCCTCGTACTGTGACTGTCGGAGGACTCTTTCCGATCTTAGAGGGTGATGTATTAACACCAGCACCAGGGACGACCCCAGGAGGCAATCCCTGTACCACTCCTCGTGTTGCGATCAGCACGACAGCGAAAGTGAGAATGAATGGGTTACGCCCCTGTTGTCCTGGAGACTTTCTCGCAACTGCTACAGGCATCACAATTACTGCCGCGTCGGCAAACCCAAAAGTCAACGTGGTGTGATATAATAACAAAGTACATTGAGGTAATCAGACATGGCAAAACGCCCTTCACTGACTGGATCAAAGACAATTGAACCCAAGGAGAAGATGAGTCGCCAGGGAAGTGGTAGAAATACTAAATACAGTGCGACCAGTCGCAACAAAGCCAAGAAACGCTACAGAGGACAAGGACGATGACTGAATTCAATTATGTTGTAGGACGCCCATCTACGTTGCAGTATCGTAGTGACGCTGATACTGATGGAGATGGTACGCTTTCTAAGGAAGAATTGAAAGCAGCGGGCATTAAAGACGGCATTGAGACAGCAGAAGCATCTGAAGAATGAATCTAATTTGTAATCTCCCTGCCGAGAAAGTATGGGTTCGTAAGGAATATCTTACTGACCATCAAAGTGGGCATGGAGAATTCGTTGAGGGCGTCTGGGTATCGGCAAAATCGATACCTGGGCGTGCTTTTTATTTTGAGACTTATCTCCCACAATACGGGGCAATGTACGATAAGTTACCAATTAGCGCGTTTCTCCGAACGCCGAAAACTCCGACAATCGATATGGGATTGGAGGATCTACAATTCTGGAACTGCATGGACTATGGCGTCGTATGCATGAACAAGGGATTTGTGACGAGCATGACTGCCGAAGTTAGAACTCGTAACTTTGGATGCATGAAGGGGCAATATATGTTTACGTTGGATAATTACCATGCAAACATTGACGTTATAGATAATAACGTAAGTGAAACTCCTGCCGAGCACAAGTCGCATAACTGCATAGCATTAGAGAATGGTCAGTTTGGTTTGTATCCTAACAATAGGATGCGTCTCTATGACCTCTCTATCACGCCTGAAGTGCCCTTAACTCCAGATTTCAAGGTATCCACCATAGAATACCAAGTCGAGAATACAGAGGGTTGGGGACGTTTAGGAGACACTGATGATTATTTCTGGGAAACACCACAGGAGAAAGACAATGGACAAGAGAGTGGACAAGAGTAAAGAATTCATTGAGGAGGGGATGACCCTTATCACTGAAACTGACTCTGATCGTTATCTAGATCAAGCAGCACGTCAGCGTAGATCAAAGAAAAAGGAAGAACTCTATCCACTGCCTGAAGATCGTCTAGACAGGCAGTGTGGCGGTGCTGGTGGATTTGACGATTTTGTAGAGCGTTGGACTGAGTGACTAAATAAAAAGACGGTCAAATAGTGTGTAGTGCCTACAGTAAACCCATTTAAGGATTTATCATTATCTTTTGGAAGAAATAAGGTTACAGATGACCTTCTTCTGAAGAAAGATGATGCTGCTGTAAAGCAGGCAGTGCAAAACATTATTTTGACGAATAAAGGAGAACGTCTATATGATGATCAATATGGATCTAATGTTAGATCCTATTTGTTTGAACCATTAGACTTAGCGACATCCAGTTCAATCGCTGATGAAATCAGAGGTGCATTAAGCAGGTATGAGCCAAGAATTAGAATTACTCAGTTATTAGTAGAACCAGATTTTGCTAATAATGGGTTTGAAGTCACATTGGAATTTGTGATTCAAGGACGTTCCGATATCCCACCACGTTCCATTGAGTTCTTTCTCAACCGTACTCGATAATGCCTTATACTCAAGTAGCAAATTTAGACTTTGCAGACATTAAAACGTCCCTGATTGACTACATGAGGGGCAACTCGGATTTCACTGACTATGATTTCCAAGGATCTGCACTATCTACATTATTGGATGTGTTAGCATATAACACATACTACACAGCATTCAACACTAACATGGTGGTGAATGAACTGTTCTTGGATTCTGCTACGTTGAGAGATAACGTTATCTCCCTAGCAAAGCAAATTGGATATCGTCCTAGATCTTCGACTGCACCAAAAGCAACAGTCAACTTCCAAGTTAACTACACTGGATCAGGAACAGCACCTGATGGTGTGAAATTGAAGAAGGGAACTGGATTCCTAACTAACTTTGATGATACCCTGTATCAATTCGTCACTATCGACGACCAGGAAGCGCCTCTAAACGGTGGTATTGCTGACTTTGGTGATATTGATGTCTATGAGGGAACGTTGATCACACAGTCGTTTACGATCAACACAGGACTCAAGAACCAAAGATTTATTTTACAAAATAGTGGATTAGATACATCATCAATTCGTGTGAGAGTATACCCACAAGAAAACGACACCAACTACGTTACATACAGCGCAGCAGATAACATTCTAGATCTCAACGGTTCATCTCAAGTCTTCTTTGTTGAGGAGATTGAAGATGAGCAGTATGAGGTCTTTTTTGGTGATGGAGTATATGGTAAGAAACTTACTAATGGTAACTTCATCGAGGTTTCATATCTGGTAACGTCGGCAGCTGCTACAAATGGCGCTAAGACGTTCACATTCTCAGGTATTATTACTCCCAAAACAGGCACTGCGAACTTCTCGTACACAACGTCTATATCAACCGTAGATGCCGCTGCAGGCGGTGCTGACCCAGAGTCGGTAGCATCTATTAAAAAGTCTGCTCCTAGGGCATTTGCAGCGCAAGACAGAGCGGTTACAGCAGCAGACTATGAGTCAATCGTAAGAAAGGTCTACCCAGCGATCTCAGACATCATTACTTTTGGTGGTGAAGAGGACGATCCCCCTGAGTTTGGTAAAGTCAAGGTTGCAGTAAAACCACAAGACGCAATTGCTCTATCTTCATATACTAAGAACGAGATCAAAACAAAACTGAAGGATTACGCTATCGCATCAGTTACTGTTGATATTATTGATCCATCAATCTTGTATATTGAACTAAACTCAACAGTCAGTTATAAAAAGTCGTTAACAACATTATCAAAGAAAGAAATCGCAGGTAGAGCAACAACTGCAGTTGAAGATTACCTATCATCAGCAGAAACAGAGAAGTTTAACGGTAGATTCCGTCATAGTAAATTTGCATCTGTAATTGATGGTGCAGATCGTGCTATTACATCAAACGTAACTGAAGTAACATTGAGAAAAGATTTCTATCCAATTCTCAACTCTACTTTCTACTATGAGTTGTGTTATCTAAACACATTCAAGGATTCTTGTGACGAATCAGTCATGAAATCTACTGGGTTTGTAGTCAGTGAATATCCTTCCTACACAGTCTATTTGGAAGATGATACCTTTGGTAAAATTGACCTATATAGACTGAATGCCCTGACTGGCGAGAAGATCTATGTGAAGAGAGCAGTTGGAGATATTAACTACTCCAAAGGCGAGATTAAATTATATGATCTGACCATCATTCAAGGTAGTTTTTCGGACAATAAGATTGAAGTTCGCGTAGAGCCTGCGTCGAGAGACGTAAATGCTGTTCGCGAAGTTTATCTAGACGTTGATATCTCAAAATCCAATTTTAGTGCGGTTCCAGAATGAACTTAAAGACTAGAAATATTTCATCGCTGATTGAAAGTCAGCTACCTAGTTTTATTTTAGAAGACTATGAACTTTTTGGTAAGTTCTTGAAGTCTTACTATGCTCAGCAAGAACTGAGTGGTGGAGTTCTGGACATTATTTTAAACCTCACCAAATATCGTGATATCAATTTTTATGATAAAGCAGTTCTAACAGAGTCTACCAAAACCGTTGGTATCACTGGGATCTCAGACACTACTATTACTGTAGACAGTACCGAAGGATTTCCAAAACAAGGTCTTATCAAACTTGGTGATGAGATTGCATTCTATACATCAAAAACTGCGACAACATTTCAATCAGTCAGTAGAGGTGTAAGCGGTAACACCACACTAGGCGACCTATATTCTAATAGTAAGTTTGTTTCAACTTCTGCAGCATCTCATGCTGACGATACAGTTGTTGAGAACATTAGTAATTTATTTTTATATGCTCTAATCAAGAGTTTTGAGTCTGAGTATCTTGCTGGTATCCCAGAAAAGTATCTGAGAGGCGAGATCGACAAGAGAACTCTAATTAAGAACATCTCTTCATTCTACAAATCAAAAGGAACCAAGCGTTCCATTCAGTTTATCTTCAATTGCCTCATCAGTAGTGATGATACTGATGTATTTTTCCCAAAAGAGACCACACTAAAAGCGTCAGAATCTGACTGGTCTAAAGTTTACTCTTTGAGAGTTATTGCTTTAAGTGGAAATCCAGAAACGTTAATCGGAAAAAGAGTTACCCAGTCTGGTGCTTCATACGCATCTGCTGTTGTTGATAATGCGTTGAAAGAGCAGATTGTAGATGGTGTTCAAATGTGGGACATCATTCTTGCTGAGAATTCGGTCAACAACGTATTTCAAGTAGCAAACAAAACATCTCTAACAAAAGATATCCAATCATCAGATACTGTAGGAGATAAGATTGAGGTTGATTCAACTTTTGGATGGGATAAAGAAGGACTCATTTACATTAATGGAGAAAGAATTGAATATTCTTCTAAGACTATAAGACATTTTGTTATTAAGTCTAGATCTTTATCGACCACACATGCATCTGGAGCAAAACTGTATAGTAATATCACGATTGACTCTGGTAATGTAAAGTTGCTCCCCCTAGGAGTTACTTACAACTTACAACCACAGGGAGCAATCCCATATGGTGTTGAAGGTGAAACTATTACTGTTGAGAAGTCTGGATTTGATACGGTAGATCCTATCATTAAAAAATCCAATAATACGATTAGATGGATGTTCCCAACATCATCATCAACGGTTCAAAGTGGTGATGCTAGAACAACTGCTGCTAACGTAGACACTATTCCTGGTATTAGTGCGTTCTTTGAAGATAAAGAAAACTATTACATTTGTTGCAGTGGATTCCCATTAGGAAGAACGATCTTTTTTAATCAAACTATTAGTGCAGACAAAACTCCAATTGATCAAGCACTATTGAGAACTATTCGCAAGAAGGCAGAAACGACTACAGAAGTATATGCTACTCCTAGAAAAGATGTAGGTATTTTTGTAGATGGTTCTATTGCTTATGGTTATAAGCATGAAGAAGGCGTTCTGTTTGGAAAACTAACTAAAATTGAAGTTACGAATCAAGGATCTGGATATGCTAGACCACCATTCGTATTAATCAATAGCACACCATACAAAGCATCTGCAAATCTTTCTGGTAACGTTGTCGAGTCCGTTACCATCACAGACGAAGGAAATTATACTACAACTCCACAGATAGAAATCGTTTCTGGTAGAAACGCAGTTTTAACTCCAGTTGTTACTTTAGGAAAAATCACAAGTATTGTAATTACCAACCCTGGTGAATATTATTCTGCTCCACCAACGATTAGGATTACTGATAGATTAGGAAGAGGTCGATTCGCAGATTACGTTGCTACCGTGTCTGCTGGTGGTCAAATTACAGAAGTAACGCAAATTAACGCTGGTAACTTCTATACTGCAGGTGAAGTATTAGTAGAAGTTATCCCATCTGGAAGTAATGCAGAGGCAGAAGCGTCTATCTACGAATGGGTAAAGAATAGATATACAGTAGTAGGAACGGATATTGATAGCGAATATGGATTCTCTTTCAACAATTCAGCAGGATTCAATACTTACGGTGTTCTCTCATATGCGCCATCGCTAAGAACATCCCTGTCTGATAATGGAGTTTCACATTCCCCCATCATCGGATTCGCCTACGATGGTAATCCCATTTATGGTCCTTACGGATACACTGTTGCTACCGATTCATCAACCGCCATCAAACGAATGGAAAGCGGTTATAGACAAAGGGCGTCTAGAACAAATGGTCCTTCTGCAACCACATATCCAATCGGAACTTTTATCCAAGACTATTATTATGCGGATAGACTTGGAGATCTAGATAGAAATAATGGTAGGTTCTGTGTTACACCAGAATATCCAAATGGTGTGTATGCATACTTTGTTACTTTAAATGCATCTCTACAACCAGAATTTCCATATTTGCTAGGGGAAAACTTCTATTCACTACCTCTTACAGCAAACTACCAAGAGTTCCAAACACATGCTGATCTTCCATTAGATGCAGTTAGACTAAGAACTCAGAGCACTCCTCAAAATGGTATTGTTACTAGAGCAAAGGTAAAGGATGTCTCTACAGGTAGTATTGATAAAATCAAAACATATGATTCTTCTGATAATTTCTCTGTAGGGTCTAGTATTGTTTTTGATAACTCCCAGACTGGTGGATCTGATGCTGCTGGTTTAGTATCTTCTGTTAATGGTAAAACAGTTTCTTCTCTGCAAGCAACTGATACACAAAGAGTTGCAACGATTCAGATTACAGAAAATTGCTTCATTTATGATGGAGATACAATTACTCAATCTAGCACTGGTGTAACAGGAACTGTTGTTGGTGATGTATTAGATGATAAGTTTGTTGTTCTTGAGAATGTATCAGGAGTTTTTGATTCTACTGGTCTTGTAGATTCATCAACTCTTACTTTAAATGTTGTTTTGAATACGAATGCAACATTCACCGCTGGTGCTATTGTTACACTCACTGATGGCGATAATGATGTTGCTACTGGAGAAATTGTACTTTCTACAGAAAGAAGAAATTCAGTAAAGATTAAAGTTATCAGTGGAACATTTGATCAGTTTGTGGGTAGTGGATATTATTTAAGAAGTAATAATCTCTTGAACACTATTGGTGCTGAGATTTTAAGCACTTCTAGTCTCAGCACAGATTTAGTTCCATTTATTGTTGATACTAATGTTGCTCTAGTAACTACTAGTACAAATCACGGATTAGGCATTGGTAGTAAAATTAATGTAAAAATTGACCCAGATGATTCAGTTGCAACAAAAACTTATCATGTACAATTAGGTGCAACTCAAGAAATCGAACTAACACAACCAACTTTTGTAACTGCTATTAATGATGCTGGGTTAGGAAGAGGAGATTTGGTGAATGGTGGATTTGATTATGCTACCAATACTTACACTGATGTAGAGTTAATTTTTGTAGACCAGACAGCAACTAGAGAAGACCTGGGTGCAGTTGGAGATGCTAATAATGCAGAAGCAACCATTGTTGTATCGGATATTAACAACACAGGTTTAGGATCTGTAACCAGCGTAACTATTACAACAAAAGGATCTGGTTATGTTAAGGGTGATGTTCTAACTGTAGAAGATTCTGCACTGAATAGATCAACATCTTCTACTAATACACAAAGATTACGCTTCGTAGTTGATCATATTGGATTTGCTGCTGGAGAAACTGTATTAAAACTTGGAGATGTATCTGAACTAGCAGTAAATGATCTTTTGGAAGTTGGAGAAGAAATTGTAAAGGTTACTGCTGTTTCTGAAGGTGATAAGACAGTAACGATTGATAGAGCACAAGAAGAAACAGAAGAGATTGATCATTTTGATAAGGAAGAAGTTTCTCTTTATAACTCAAGATATAACTTTACGGTAGGATCTCAAATCGCAATCACTGGTAATGCGTCTCTTGATCCTGTTATTCTATCATATACGGGTAACAAACTGATTGTTGAGCACAATCAACTATTCTTTAGTTCTGGATCTTACAATGATTATAAGATTGGATCTGGATCTAGTTTCTTTGATAACAGTTCTCCAAAGAGACTGGTGGATATTGATACCGCGTCAGATTTCTTGATTGTTACGAAGATTTCTTCGTCTGCTTCAGGACCATTTGAAGTATCTCCAAATATTCAGTTCCAAGAATATTATCAATACAGATTTGATCTATCTCATTCAACAAATGCCTTATCTGAGTTCTTAATCTCTCCAAGTAAGCAAGACAATATCATTGCACCTGAATTAGTACGTGTCGGTACTCCTGGACAATCTGGTGCATATGTCTATGCTAAATTTGGATATGGTCCAAGAACAGGAACTGTTAATTTAGCAGGAACATTAACCGAAAGAAGAGAAAGACTATACCAAAGATATTATTACAAGTCAATCGTTACCACGGATTCATCTGGTAATCAGTCAATTCGTATTGGTCCTACTAGTGTTATTGAAGATCGCGACAACTACATTGAAATTATCAATGATCCTCTTCAAGGACAGCAAAGTGTTGTATATGTAACGCCAACACGTTTTGTATACTCTATGGGAACTGGAGCTAAACCAGAGTGGTATGGAACAGGCAATATTAAGTATAGCACAACTGCTACAGGAGCAGTTGGTTCAATTAATGAAGTAACTGTTTCAAATCTTGGATCTGGATACAAGAAAGTTCCTCTTGTTCTAGGTGCTACACTGAAAAAAGCATTTGAAGCAACAGTTACTGCTAATTGGGACGCTGTAAATCAAAATATCTCAACCGTTACAATCAATACTTCTGGTCAAAATTATTCTAAACCAAAGATTGTTGTTATCGATGGTGATGGTACAGAAGCGGATTTTGAGGTATTGAAATCTTTCGATAATAAAGTCTCTGGTGTGCGTGTAATCAACAAAGGAAAGAACTACACATATCAACCAAAACTAAGAGTCATTGAGAGTGACGTTAGAGTTTTTGCTCTAGGATCAAACATCGGTACGGTCAAGAATGCTGAGATTGAATTTAGCGGATCTGGAGTATGGAATGATACTTCTATTCTAAGAAAACATTCTGCTAGTGTTGGTATGGTTGTTGATACTACAGACACTTTCTTGCAGGGTGAAAGAGTGGAGCAAGGTTCTTCTTACGGTCTTGTATCTTTAGATGGATGGAGAACAGGATCAAATATCCTGAAGGTATCTGTACAAAATGGAGAATTTGTTGCTGGTAAAACAATTACTGGTATTACAAGTGGTGCTTCTGGAACTGTAGATGAAGTTCTCACCACTGATTTTGATATAGATTTGAGATCATACTATGATAACTTAGGAAGATATCTGTCTGATAAAGGAAAAGTCGGCGTCAAAACACACCGTATTGCCGATAACAAGTTCTATCAAGACTACTCATATGTAATTGAGTCTACTTCTGGTATCAATGATTGGAAAGAACTAGTAAAAGAGTCTGTTCACCCAGCAGGATTTAATCTCTTTGGTGAGTTGAATGTTAACTCACAAGGAACTGTAAGACTGCAACCAGAACCAAAGATTTCACAAATCAGTACACTTAAACTGTGGGATCAAGATGTAAACAAAGTTACTGTTAGTTCTAAGATTGTGAAGAAGAAAATCACAATTAATAAAGTAGAAGATAGTAATATCAAAGAAGGATCTGGATCTGTTGTCCAGAAAGCATTTGATTCTGCTGCTCTGACTGCTAGAGAAATTTATATTGGTCCAGCATTTACTGGTACATTCGGCACTAGCGGAAATGTTAGTGGTAACAGAACGTTTACTATCTACGACAAAAAGACAAATGATCCCATCACGCCATACAATGAAATGGCGCTTACTATTACATTAGATGGTATTCTTCAGGAACCAGAAACTTCATATACTGTTTCAGGAAGCACAATTACTTTTGCTAAAGCTCCATTAGGTCCAAGGACTGATAATGGTGCAGCGATTCCTGCTCAAAAGTTTGTTGGTAGATTGTTCCAGTTCAAGGATAATGTAAAGAACGCACAATATCTCAAAAAAGTCAGACCTATCTTCCAACAAGGAGGAACATGGATTGATGCTGCTAATCAGATTAAATTCAATCGACAGTTTATTGTTGAGGAGGCAATTGGATATGCAAAGGCGACTTATCCTAATCTAGCATGGAACCAATTAGAGTCTAAGTGTTCTAGAGATATTGGTCTCATCGTAGACGCATATGAGCACGATGTTAGATTTGGCGGAAACTGGAAGACAATCCAGGCAGCAGAGTCTTACTTCAATAATGGTAATCTAGCGTACATCAATGCTCAGTTAACAGAAAGTATCGCAACATATAAGTATGCAACTTCACTATGTGTTGCTGCAATGAGAAATTGGGATCTTTCTTTAGATGGATGTACCATTACTGCAGGATCTGATGTTATCACAGTTCCAACAACATTAGGTCTGGCGGTTGGAATGGATGTTAGCAGTGGAGCACAGTTCTACCCAGGAACAAAACTGCTAGAAATTCTTAG